AACAACCTTAGTACACTAAGGTTGTTCAGTTCTTGACAGAACTGAACAAAGAAGGGTTTCTTTAATTTATTTTCTTTTGGCTTTAAACGAATTGGGCGCCTCCTTTTCGTTTGCATATTTTAGCCGTCAGTAAAAAGTGTTTTTGAAACCCGCACCTTTTATTGACGGCTTTTTTTTACTGTAAAAGGAGGCTTCCATGTTTACAGTTTTTTTGAATGACGGAACAAAAAAGACGTTCCGCAGTTTTCGCAAAGTACGCAAGTTTTTGCACCTCTCTAAAAACTTCCTGTCAAAAATCGCAGCAAACGGCATTACTTATCTTCCGACAGGCGAAACAATCGTCAACTACGATTCGATTTTAAAAGGCAGAATATCTGCCGCTTTGTGCGGGGTTTAGTTATGGAATTAAAACTGGACATAACACAGCAAAGAGTTTTCGACTACATCGTAGAAAACGGCTCGATTACTTCGCTTGAGGCAATCGAGCATTTTGGGGAGACGCGAATTTCCGCAAGGATATTCGAGCTTAAAAAAAAGGGAATTCCAATTGAAACAGAATGGCTAAGCGTTACAAACCGCTACGGCGAAAAAAGACGTGTCAAAAAGTATTTTTTTGGATAAGGAAACGAAATGAATAAAACGACTGAAAACATATTAAACAGTAAAAAAAATCGTTTTCCCGAAAACGCCTGGAAGCGCCTGAACGAGATTTACAGCCTTTTTGAAAAAGGAGAAATAACAGAAGAGCAATTGGACAGCTCGGTTTTCAGCATCGCCAACATTTACGACAACATAAAGCCGGGCGAGCGCTGGTGGGGAAATTGCGACAACAACATTCTTGGAAAGCCAATAATAATCACCCAGGAGAACGCATTGCAGTACGAAAAAAACTTTGGAACGACAGGAGGAAAAAACTAGTGGCAAATCTGATTGTAATTATGGGCGACAGCGGAGCGGGAAAAACGTATTCGATTAAGTCGCTCGATCCTGCGCAAGTGTCTGTAATTTCCTGCAAGAAAAACAGACTGCCTTTTGCGGGAAATTACACAGTCCGCAAAGTGGTCGACACAGTTGACCAGAACGGACAACCGATTTTTGCGTATGACCAGATAAAAATGCTTTTAAGGTCGTCGCAGAAAAAAATCTTTGTCATTGACGACAGCACTTTTTTGCTTAAGAACGAACAGCAGCGGAACACAGGGCTGAAAATCAAAAACGACAAAGTAAACGGCTTTATGCAATATGAAGTTCTTTCATTTCATTTCAAGGATTTGATTGACTTCATTCTTGACGAGCTTCCAGAAGATATTTTTGTGATTTTGATGCACCACATCACAAAGGACGAGACAGGCAAGGTAAAAACAGAGGTTGTCGGAAAATCTCTCGACAGTCTTATTGAAAAATCGTGTGATGTCGTGCTTCTGGCGGAAGTTGAAAACGGCGAGCATTACTTTTTGACTGAGAGTTGCAGTTATGCGACCACAAAAAGTCCGGAAGGAATGTTCCCGCCAAGAATTGCAAATTCCCTCAAGACCGTAATTGAGGGCTACAAAAAATATTACGGTATGGAGTAAAAAATATGTTCAAAGATACGTTTGTTTATGACCCGAACTGGGCAAAAACAGGTTTTGATGTTGCTGACGGTGATCACCGTGTTGAGATTGTATCTGTAAAAGATGAAATCTCAAAACAGGGCAAGGCGATGGTCCATATTCAGTACAGGGTTGAGGGCGCTTCTGAGCTTTATGATGATTTTCTTGTTGAAGGCGAGTATTTCAACAAGTCTGCAAGCCGGGTTTTTGACGTGTTCAAGATTACGCACGGCGACTGGAACTACCAGCACTGGATAAACCGAGTTGCTTACGCTCATTTTGAACACGTGGACGAAACATATACGGACCGCAACGGCCAGCAAAAAACAACGAAAAAATCACGGCTCCGCTATTTTCACAACAATGTCCCGACAGCTCAACCAACACAACCAGCACAACCAGCACAACCAGCACAACCAGCACAACCAGCAAATAATTTTTACCAGGAGGATATTCCCTTTTAATGTAAGAATTTTAATGTCTGTATTTGGCGGAAAAATCATCTCCAGATACAGAATTAAAAGATAAGCCAGCGGCGGTCCAAAAGCAGAAATAAAAGTTACCTTACCACTTCCGAACATTTCTGCTTTTTCCGGGTTCGACTCCCGGACTGTTTTATAGCCCCGTACGGGGTGAATACCTTTAAATAAATAGCAAGATAACTATTTATTTTTTTTCTATTTTAGAGCGCAGCTTTTACGTTTTTTCCGAAAGCGTCCGGCATAAAAAAACTTCCTTTCCTTTTGGCCGGAAAGGATGCACGCGGCAGGACAAAAAAGACGGTGGCAGCACGGAACAGACGGCAGACTTTTTTTTTAAGGTGATTTTATGAATGATATTTCAAGAGCTTCTTTAACAGTTGATGTTTACAAACTCATACAAAGAAAAAAAGACCCTGTCTTGCAGGCGCGTCTTTATAATATGGTTTTTCAGTATGCTTTTGAAAACATCAAGCCTGACGAAGAAAGCGATTTATTTGATTATTTTTTACTAGTTCAGTCAAAAATTGATTACGAAATTAAAACAAAAATATCCGGAAAAAAAGGCGGCTTAATAAAAGCGAAAAACAGAACCAATTTTTTTAACTCTACGCAAGACCCTAGAATAGGGTTTTCAGAACCCTATGTTACCAACGAGAACGTAAACGTAAACGTAAACGTAAACGAGAACGAGAGAGAGAACGAAAACGAGCCGGAAGAATCTTCTCACCCGCAGCCGCCTCTCTCATTCTCATCGCCTGAGCAGGAATATTCAAACACTGTTTTCAAGATTTTCTCAGCTGCGGGCTGTCCTTGCCAGAACAATAATCCGCTTACTTTTCTGCAAAAAGACTTCAAAGACGGCCTGGAAATACTTCACAGGACGCAGGGACTGCAAAATCTGCATTCCGATGACGTGATACAGGCCTGCAGAAACTACACATCGGTGCTTCTGGACAGCAAAATGTATGTTACAAACCGCTATTCATTCCCGAAATTTCTCCAGACGAAAAACTTTACGGACTATCTGCCGCAAAACTTTGTCCGCGAAAACTTTATTCTCTACGACCAGAAAAAACAGCCGCAAAACACAGGACAACCACAAACTCAAACTCCGCCGGAAATCCCGTTTGAGGACGCCCGGCAGGAATTTTTAATTAAAATGCAAAATGATCCGCGGTTTATAAAGCCAATATTCTGTCATTTTGCCGCAATCTGGGATTCGTGCTCACGTCCGAAAGGCGAGGAATATTTCCGCTGGCAGAACGAAATGATAAAAGACGACTGGTCGCAAAACTATCTGAAAATGCAGACGTAAAACAAAAAAACGCGCTGAAAAACACAGGAGGCCATTATGAAAATGTGGAAACACTGCACTGTTTGCAATTCAAATTATCCGTATGGACAGCTGGTTTGCTACAAGTGCATCCGAAATATGCAAGTCGATACAAGCCAAAAAATCAACTGGCTTGAAACATCTTTTGCAAAGTCGTTAAAAACGCAGACAGGCGAAACTTTGCCGTATTTAATTCGTCTGCACAACGATTATCCGTTGCCAGAAGAGCTTCAGGTTTACGGCGACTGCTACACGTGCAAAAAACAGTCGTACTGCTCGAACTTTGGAAACTACAAGCACTATTGTCCGGCAGAAGAACAGGCTTTGTGTTCGTGCCGTGAGTGCTGCCAGAAAGCAAAAAATTATTACAAAGAGAAAGACAGGAAGAAATGAAAAGCGTTAAAAAATATTTTAATCTCTGGCTTCCGTTTGAAACAAAAGAGGAGCAGTTAAAAAGAATTCCGGACGGAAACGAAAACGGAACTGACAACGAAAAACTGCTTTTCTTTCAAAAAAAGTTTTTAGAAACCGAAGACGACAAGTATTTTTTAAAAATTTGGATTTTGTTCCGGCTTCTTTGCTTAAAAGCGGTCAAAAAAGAAAAAAGGACAAAGGGCTTTTATCTTGCCATAGAAGACGAAGCCTACAAAGCGGATATTGCAGTAGAGTATTCGCTCCGCCGGTATTTGTCATATAAGCAGACAAAGGGCGAGTTTTATTGCATTACGAATTTTATTGCGGAGGCCTACAACAGTGTAATGCATGCGCTTTATTCAGAAAGTGAGAACGACTTCTTTTTTGAGAAGTGCAGGGAACTAAACGGCAAGCCGCTGGAGGAGGTAAAAAAACGCGCCAATTTTATAACACAAATTGACACGGCAACCGGCATAAAAAAAACAGAGACAGACGATGCGCAGCTTCTTCTGTTCAGGGAGGAAAATGAAAACAAAAATCTGTAAAAAAAACGGCTGCGGAAGGACGGCGGAATGCGGAAAAGAATACTGCCACATTCACGCTTTTCTTTCAGAAAAACGCAAGGTATTCACTTTCCGGGGCAAATCAAAAGAATGGCACAATCTTTATGAAAGTGCAAAATGGCGGAAAACATCAAGGGAATTCTTAAAAAAATATCCTTTCTGTTTTATCTGCGGAAAGCCCGCAAGAATCGCGGACCACATAACACCGCACCGCGGAAACCTTGAGCTTTTTTATGACGAGAACAATCTTCAGCCGATGTGCTGGAGCTGCCATTCAAGAAAAACGTTCAAGGAAAACGGCAATTTTAGAAAAGACAAAAGAGGAGAAAAATAAGATGACAGCAGGAGCAGGCAATAAAATAAATCATTATGACATGCGAGGATATGTACTTTTAGCCATTGCAATCGTAAAACAGGCGGTAAAAGATGCAAAAGAAAAACCGGAACTGTACAAAAGTTCAGCAATAAGATTTTTTAAAAGCGATTCTTATATTATTTCCCTTGCGGGGCTGAAAGATACAACTTGCAGAAGCCTTATCAACGAAATAAATACATATAAAAAAAAGACAACAGAAGAAAAGAAAGCGGAAAAAGAAAAATATTATTCCCAGCTGAGCAAACAGTTTGGAATTTATCCGGAAGATTTTGAGACAAGGCAGAAGTACACTACGGCAATTTACGAGAAAAAACGCCAGCTGGAGCGGAAAAAGGAGGCAAAAAGATGATGACCTTGAAAGAATACATTTTGGAAAATGAGATTGAGGAAAAAATCAGTGCGGAGCAGGCGTTCGAGGAAGGACAAAGGCATGTCGCAAGGAACATAGCTTTTATGTTCGGAATCTGCATTGATCACGCCAGCGAGGACAGATTTTTAACCGCTATAAGCGAAGAAGAAAAGGAGAATGGCAGGAAATGACAGAGAAAGGGAAAAAGAAAAGGGTCTACATAAGCGGACAGATAACAGGACTTGACGAGAGAGAGTACAAGGCTTTCTTCAAACAGGCGGAAGGTATTCTCCGTCAGTTTGGATATGATCCTATAAATCCAACCGCGCTAGACGAAACAGAAAACACAGAACACTGGAGCTGGCACGACTACATGAAGCGTGATATAAAACTGCTTTGCGGCTGCGACTACATCTACCTTCTTCCGAACTGGAGAAATTCCAAGGGCGCAAAGTTTGAATACATGATTACGGATATGCTACAGATTCCGTGTCTTAATTTACAGGATATTCAGGAGGCTACAAAATGATTAAAAACGGAATTGAATACACAAAATGTCCCGCATGCGAAAGGATTTGCCTGAAACTGGAAATAACATCCTATGGAATATGCAAGGACTGTCTGATTGAGAAGATGATGTGTTGTGAGAATTGTGCTGACTATGACGGACAGGACTGCGATGCGGACAACAAGAACTGCTGCCGTTGCTTTACAGGCGATAAAAATGATGATTGTTACTGGCGGTTGAAACTATAATGCAGTTACTTCTGGATTTTTCAGAAACACTGAAAGACGCAGACGGAGATACGGTTGTTGTTGACCGCCTGTCCGACACAGAGAGAATAATATCACGGCTTCTTAAATGCAGCAGAAAAAAAAGCCGTGAAGTCCTTGAGAAGCTGAGCAAAGATTTTGACGTGTACTCAAACGGCTGGACAACGCAGCTTATTCTTGCCAAGGACGGCAGGATAATCCATAACTTCGAGGCTCACGGCGAAACCCGGATGTATGGCCATAAATACAACCCCGTGAATGAATGGGACTTCAGGGACTTTATAGCCGGTAAAAAAATGCGGTGGGAAAAAAGAAAGGCGGCGGAAAGACCACCAAAATCGCTCAAAATCACATGTACTGAAATACAGCTGAAAAGAGCAAAGCAATTATATTATGCACTCACAGTCGGCTTTAGTATCGGATATAAAGACTGTAAAAGATTTTATCTTGTTCCATAAGGAGCAAAGAAAATGAAAAAAAGATTTACTTTTGTTTACGAATTTTTGCGTGGCGGCTGGTCGTTTCTATGTGTCTATGCGGATTCCCTAAAAGAGGCGGAAGAAATGTTTTTCCGTCAAATGACAGAATTTGTAGAGATAACAAAAATTGAATGTGAAGGAGAAGTTATTACTTAACTTGATAATGTGTATAAAGTGTGTATAATAAAATTATAAAATGAGTTGTCAAGTAATCCTTGACAACTCATATAATCCGCTATGCTTTCAATGCAAGGTCAACAAGAAATCTTGATAAAGAAAGTCCGGCTTTTTCCGCTTTTTCGCGGATTATCTTTTCTTCTGACGGCTGGCATGAAACTTGAAAACGGACACGTCCAGTTTCCGCCATTTTCCGTCCGCCGCCGTGATAGCCGTAACCGCTATACTTCTTTTCTGTCTGTTTCGTTTCTTCCATTCTTTTTTTCCTTGATTTGCTTGATGATAAAATAGGCGGCAACTCCAGTAACAGCACCTATTCCGATTCTAATAAGAATTCCAGTAATTGACATAAAGCCTCCAACGGCTTAGAATGCAGGCAAAGAGAGGCGGTATTTATCCGCCAAACTCTTTTGGTTTACCTAAACTTTCTGTCAATCCATTTGCAGATTAAGTGCGTCATCACTGCTGCAAGGATTGGCAAAAGAAAGTTTTCAGCAATAAAAATTATTACCTGCACTTTTCAGCCTCCTTTTTGTTTTCTTTCTCTCCTTATGATTTAATAGTATCATTTTATTTGTTTATTGTCAAGACATTTACAAAACGAATTAAAAATATTTTTTATCGCCCCCCCCCGGTCCAAAAACTTAAACGGAAACGCCTTTCACCAACACCCGCCCTTTTTCATGCGCATTGTCAAAAAAAATGGGGCGGTGGTACAAAAATTATCTATCTTTTTATGACTATATTTATATATGGCATTTGAATTCACTTACCAGCAGTACATTTCTGACATCTCAACAAATAAAATTCCTGCATGCAAAAAAGTAAAGCTCGCAATTCAAAGGCATATTGACGATGTGAGGCAAGCGGAAGCCGGAACATTTCCGTTTTATTTTGACCACAAAAAAGCGCAGAACGCAATTCTTTTTTTTACTCAGCTTACACATACAAAAGGAAAACTTGCCGGCACAAACCTTATTCCAGAACCGTGGCAGCAATTCATAATCGCTTCAATCTACGGCTGGCGAAGAATTGACAACGGATTAAGGCGGTTCAGGCGCGCTTACGTTCAGATTGCACGAAAGAACGGCAAAACCTTTCTTTCTTCTGGGGTTGCGCTTTACGACCTTATAACTGAACCCGGAAGCGAAGTTTACAGCGCGGCCACAAAAAGAGATCAGGCCGTAAGATGTTTTGCGGACTGCAAGAATACAGTACGGTACTCAAAGACGCTAAGAAAATATATTCAAAGCTATGCGCATTCCCTGAAATGCGGAGACGGCTCAATGCAGGCTCTTTCTTCCGATGCCCACACTTTGGACGGATTGAATCCTTCCTGCGCAATCATAGACGAATACCACGCGCATAAAACCGATGAGCTTCTGAACGTAATTGAAACAGGTATGTCCGCAAGAACGCAGCCGCTTCTTTTTATCATCACAACGGCAGGAAATGACCGCAATGTTCCATGTTTTGAGGAATACGAGCGCTGCTCTAAAATCCTTGAGCGTGCCAGAGGCTACGAAAACGAGCAGTACTTCTGCATGATTTTTGAGCTGGATAAAAAAGACGACTGGAAGAATGAGAAAAACTGGTATAAGGCAAATCCGAATCTAGGCGTAAGCGTAGAAATTGACGACTTGCGAATGAAGTATAAAAATGCGCTCCAAAAGTCCACGGACGAGGCAAGTTTCCGAACAAAGAACCTTAACGAATGGCTGAATGTCGCTGACGTATGGATAAAGCAAAGCCAGTGGATAAAATGCCACAAGCGTTTTTCTGAAAAAAATCTTGCAGGATTGAGGTGCTGGGGCGGAATCGACCTTTCAAAACGGCTTGATATAACCGCATTTACCTGGTATTTTGCGCTGGAGAACGGCAGACGGTACGCAAAGCACTATTTTTTTATTCCGGAAGAACAGATAGAAAACAAAATGCGCGGAGATTCCTACCTTTTCCGCCGCTGGATAAAAGAAGGCTATGTCTTTGCAACTCCAGGCGAAACAGTAGACTACTCTTTTATGTTCCAGAAAATAATAGAGGATGCAAAGATTTACGATGTTCAGGAAATCGCTTATGACCGAAACCTTGCGGCGCACCTTATACAGGATTTAAGCGATGTCTTTACCTGCGTTGAGTTTTCGCAGAGCATAACAGGAATGAGCGAGCCTTCCAAAGCGTGGGAGCAGCTTATTGCGGACGGAAAATTGATTGACAACAATCCGGTTATGGACTGGATGGTGAGCTGCGCAACAGTAAAGCCGGACGCAAACGGAAATATAAAGCCGATTAAGCCCGATGTGAACAAAAGCACAAAGCGAATTGACGGCGTAATAACTTCAATAATGGCGAACAACCGCCTTGAAGTCGCGCTTGCCGATGAAGAGGCGCAGGGAAATTTCAAGATTGAGGATGCGGTTTTCTAAGAACTGTTTTGATATAAAAATACTTGACAAAAATATCAAAACTTTTTATTATATAAACATCAGGGCTGTCAGCCCGGTGAATATCTTAATTAAAAGGGCAAGGTTATGAAGGAAAGTAACAAAAAGAAAATCCGCAAAGCAATCCAACTGCTGTTGCGGATTTGTTACGACATCCTAATAGGCGTGCTGGCGAGCTTAATCACTAGACACATCTAGCAGGGGCAGGGCAAGTCTTATACACCGCTAAGGCTTGTCCTTATACTTCAAACTTTACCCTTAGGGGGCGAAAATGTCAACTAAATTAAAGGCAGTCCTTTTTGAACTTTTAAAACTTCTTTTTGACGGCATAATAGTCGGACTTACAGTTGTTGTGATGATGAAAGTGTTTGGAGTGTAAAAATGGAAGAATCAAAAAACTGGGGCGGAAAACGGGAAGGTTCAGGAAGACCAAAGGGAGCAAAAAATAAAAATCCTGCCAACGGAAGAAAAACCTTGTTCAAAAGCAAATCCGTTACAGGTTACCCGGAAGAAATTGCGGAACTTGAAAAAATGGCGGAAGCAAGCGGAAAATCATTCAGCCGTTTTGTAATCGAAGCCTTGTTAAAAAAATAGTTTATTCACTTTAGCCGTCTGCTTTCAGGCGGCTTTTTTATGTAATTACATTAGATAAGAATTTCTTTTGAATTTTTATCAATAAATGAAATTTTTAATTCACAGTTTAATGCAGCCGCAATTTTTTCCAAATCGCTAGTTTTCATATCATTTCTGTAAAGTTTATTGAATAGATTTTGCTTTGTATTGCCTAATTTTACAGAAAGTTCCGCCACTGATGTATTTCTTTTAATACATAAAATTTTTACCATTTCAGAGATGTTCATAAAATGATATTAAACTAAAAAATATAAAAAGACAATAAAAAAATAGATTTTTTTTATAAAAAAGTTTAATAAATACTTGACGAATTAAATTAAATAGTTTAATATATAAACATCAGGAGAGAAAGGAGGTTATAAAATGGAAAATCCAAAGATTACAGATTGGATAGTTGCAATAGCAAGCGTTATCTCCGCTATTGCAACCATTTTAAGTCTTGTGCTTAAATAAGCCAATTCTGCAGGGCTCTCGGAGAGAGTGCCTTGCTTTAATATAAAACATTTTATGGAGGTTGTCAAAATGAGAATTACAATTTTTATTGCAAGTTTAGGAATGTTGAGCGTATTTATTCCACAGTTCATAGACGGACTAAAATCTAAAAGCAAAAATATAATTGCTTTGAGGTCAATAACTTTGTTCTGTATGATACTGGCTTCAATTCTTAATTTTATACTTTTATTGAAAAATAAATAATTTTTTTGCCCCGTAATTTCGGGGCTTTTTATGTTCTGACTATATTTTTATGGACATAAAACGAAAATACTTCTTTATCTTCAAGGGCGAAACCCCGGCAAAAAAGAACTCAAGGCGCACGCTCAGGAACGGAAAAACCATTCCGTCCAGGAGATTTGAAGCCTGGCACGCCGACAGCCTTTTTAGCCTTCTGCACCAAAAACGCCCCGCAAAACCAATAGACACGCCACTTTGTATAAAAATGGTTTTCTGCCACGGAGACAGGACAAGACGCGACAGCGACAACGAGGCGACAAGCATTCTGGACTTGCTTCAGGACGGCCTTATTATAGCAGACGACAACTGGCAGATTGTACGGAAAATCTGCATCATAAACCGCTATGAAAAAAATAATCCGCATTGCGAAATTACGCTTTTTGACTATAAAGAAAAGGAATAAAAAAATGAATGCGATAGCCTTAATCACATTTAGTATAACAATAGCAGGCTTTGTTTTTACAATGATAACGCTTGTGGCAAAACTTTCCGTTAATTTCGGAAGATTAAGCAACAGGCTTGACCAGAACGAAACAAGGGACAAAGAGGAACGCTCTCACACAAGGGAGAAATTTGCGGACTTGTATTCAAAAATAAACCTGCACGAAAGCACGCTTGCGGGGCTGAAAAACAACGTTTCAAACCTTACATCGACCTGCCAAAGAATAGAAGCAAAACTTGACAGGCTTATAGAAAAGGAGAGCCGATGAAGCAAATACAGGATTTAACATCAATCTACGCAAGAAAAAAGCCTGCGGAATTTGCAGACAATCTTTGTCTTTTTTTCTGCTACAGCTTCTGTAAAGGAAAAATCTTCAAGGACGAAAAAGAAGCGTTTGACGCGGCGGAAAAAGCACGGCTTGACGGTTTTTTGGGAGATGACGGTTTTGTTCTCAATGCGGAGGCAATTCTCCGCGAAGGCAACTGTTTTCGCTGGAGCGTCCAGAAAGAAAAAATCAGCGTAATAGACGATATAAAAAAAGCCTCGCCGGTTTGTTTTGAATACAACGGACGTGCGCACTGGGTTGTTGTTGAGAACGGCAAAATTGTATTCAACTCGCTTGAGAACAGCGTATGTGTAAAAAATGGAAAGCCGACATCTATGCGGATAATCCGCCAGCTTGATTTATAGAGGTGAAAAAAATGAATTTTGAAGAGTGGATTGAAAAATCATTTCCAAACAAAGGAAACAATGAGCATACGATATATTCAATCAAGGATATGAAAGACGCATTTTTTGCAAAAGAAACGGCGGAAGAAAAAACTCAGACTGAAAGCCAGAGTGAAACGCTGGATGAAAAAAGCGGACCGTCCGGAAATTCTGATCAGCTTAAGAACAAGACATATAAGGCAAAAACAACAAGCCTTATAGCGCAGATAATCGCGGCGCTTTGGGTCGCGCTTTGGAGCGCAAAGAATTTTATTGTTTCCGGCGGAGAAATAAACGACATAATCTTCAGCGGTTTTGCAATCGCCGCCTGTTTTAGTCCTGTCTACTTTAATATGATTCTGGACAAAATAAAAACTATCAAATTCGGAGAATAAGATGGCGGTTTTTGCGGTGATTTTTGGAATCGCGTTTTTAACGGTTCTTTCAGGCGGAATTATTATTATTTCTGAAATGCTGGAGGAAATGGGCAAATGACAAAGATATTCGTTTCAATTATTTGCGTTTTTTTTGTTTTGCTTTTTCTGTCTATTCTTGCGCTTTTTGTGCAAAAAAAAGTTTATCAGGCGAAATTAAAAAAAATGGAACGTGATTTTTTGAAAAGGTGGAATTCAATGCAATCAAGACAGGAGGAGATTTTAAAAAATGCAAAGCAGAAAAAAGGAAGCCTTCATTCTGGCAATTCTGACACAAATTTTAATAACAGCCTTAACGTCCTGCAAAACCTTGCGGCCGGAAGAGAAAAAAACAATTCAGATTGAAGCGCAGTTTCCGTCGCCTTATGACGAAAACGGAAATCAGGTTGTAATTCTGGAAGATGATGTTGTCAAAATGCCGCTATGGTACTGGCTGAAAATAACGGAATTCGCCGTCGATGTGGAAACAAATTTAAAATTACAGGAATTGAAAGAATGAATTTATTCGGATTCGAACTGAGAAAAATAAAAAATGATGTAAAAAAACGTCCAGTCTCAAAATATACATCAGGCGGACTTTTTTATTATTCGCCAAGAATGACAATAGCGCAGCTTCTGGCAAACTCGACAGTAAACGCCTGCGTTAATATCATTGCCGATGCGGTCGCCTGTCTTTCTCTTAACGTGTACAAAAAAGGCGAAAATGGAAGAGAGAAAGTTCAGGATATTTCACTTGCAAAGCTGTTAAAAAATTGTCCAAATTATGACGACACGCCGTACAGTTTTAAGCAGCAGATAATGCTTCATCTTCTGCTCAAGGGAAACGCGTTTATTTTTATTGAGCGCAACTGGGATTATACGGTCCGTTCTCTTACGGCGCTCGATCCGGATTATGTTGAAATTTGCCGGGACGATGACAAGGACGTTTATTATAAGTTTTCAGTAGACGGCCATATTTACAAATGCAACAGCGAAACAATTCTTCATATTCCTGCAATCCGCTACAACAGATTGCGGGGCTTGTCGCCGCTGGAGTATTCAACAAACTGCGCAAGAATCGGGCTTGACCTTGACGAATACACACAAAAATATTTTGACGGCGGAATACATTCAAAACTGCTTGTAAATGTTCCGGTTGAGCAGAAAAACTGGTCAAAAGAGGACAGCCAGAAGCTTACAGAACAGCTTCTTGCGTCTTACGGCGGAAAAGAAAACGCAAACAAACCGCTTATTCTTTCAAAGGGCCTGACCGCAAGTCCAGTCAGCATAAACGGAAATTCAGACAGTCAGCTTGTCGAAAACCGCAAATTCAGCGAAAAGGAAATAGCAAAAATCTTCCGTGTCCCGCTTTTTATGCTTGGAAGCGAAAACTCAAAATTCACGAACCAGGAGCAGGCGAACACATATTTCTTGCAGCACACCCTGACGCCGTGGCTCGTAAAAATTCAGGAATATTTTAAAAGGCTTTTGCCGTATGACCTAAAAGAAACCTGCTATGTGGAATTTGACACGGACACAATGCTGCGCGCCGACTACAACACAAGAATGAACAACTACGTGAAAGGCCTGCAGAGCGGAATCTACACGCTGAACCAGGTTCTTGAAATGGAAAACCTGCCGAAAGTAAAAGAAGATTATGCGGACAAGCACATTATGCTTGAAAACTATAAGGCGATGGACGGCGCGGATAAAGACGATAACGATGAAGACGAAAAGGACGATAATAAAGACGGCAACAAGGAAGAATAAAAAAAAAGGACTGTTCAAAAAAAATAGAACAGCCCTTTAACCTCTATTCAAGGCACTTTTTAACAAAGAAATGCGACGGCTTCAATCCGCTTTCTTCAATTCTTTGCTTTATCTGATCGTACTCTTCTGGAGAGCAGGAGAAGCTGAAAGTCTTGTATTTTCTGCCTGTTCCGCTGCCTTTTTTCCGTCCGCCGCCGTGATAGCCGTAGCCGACATATTTAGGCTTTTCTGCTGTTTCTTCGTCCATTAGATTACCCCGAAGATTTTAAGGCATACAAAAAGCACAACGGCATTTACAATACCCTGAATAACCGCAAGAATGATTTTAGCCCAGAACGGCTCTTTTCCGTTTTCTGTTGACATATAAGCCCCCTAGGAAGTAAAATGTGAGTACACAAAGGCGGAAGTCCTAAAACAGCCGCCCTTGTTCCCCGTTAGCCAGTTATCAAATTAATGATGACCGCTACAAGGATTTGGATTAAACCTGCAATTAGTAGTAATGATACTTCTTGCAGGTATTTTTTTACCCATTTCTTCACATCTTACTCCCTTTAACAAAGATTTTCTCTACGCGGCTCAACGAACCGCCTGAATATAAGATATAACATTTATTGTATTCTGTTAATAGTTTTTAACAAAAAAAATATTTTTTTTGACTATATCCGTATGAAGCAATATAGTGAATATATGGACGACAATTTTAAGATTATTTATAAAATTCTTTCCGCATTTGAACGTTCGCTTGATGTTGAGGAATTTGAGCTGAAATCAATTTCGGCGGAAAAACTTGAAATTACGCAAGTCCGCTGGGTAAAATACATAGAAATGCTTGTCGAGGCTGAATATCTTGACGGAATAGAAATCCGGGACACAATAACAGGAATTGACGTTCTGGAAGAAAATCCGCACATCACGCTGAAAGGGCTTGAATATCTTGCGGAAAACTCAATAATGCAGAGAATGTACAAGACAGCAAAAGGGATAAAAGACTTGATAAAATAAAAAAAGCGCAACTGCAAAAAAAACAGTTGCGCTAAAAACTATTCAAGGCACTTTTTAACAAAGAAATGCGACGGCTTCAATCCGCTTTCTTCAATTCTTTGCTTTATCTGCTCGTATTCTTCTGGAGAGCAGGAGAAGCTGAAAGTCTTGTATTTTCTGCCGGTGGCTTTTCGCCCTACATTGCCCTTTAGGTTAGTGCGGACACCGCCCCAGTTTTCTGAATACTCTTTTCCGTCTTGTTTTTTAGTTCCAGCCATTGCGTTACCTACATTATTACTTTTATAAGAAATGCGACTGCTCCTGAAAGCAGAAGAACCTCAAAAATTGATTCAAAAATAAGAAATGTTTTTTTCATTTGACACCTCACAGAATATATTTTATATTTTTAAGAAAGGGCGGGCGGTATTTATCCGCCAAACCATTGTTTTACAACTTAATCACGTAGATTAAGACGGCAATTGCGTAAATCAGAAGAGCGGCAATCTCAACTGATTTATTAAGCAGTTGCCATTTTTTTTCTCTTTTCATTTTATCACCTCCTTATCAGTACTATTCTTCCTGATGTTTTTATAATAGACTATTTTCCTTGTGTTGTCAATAGTTAAAAGCAAGATAAATGAAAGTTGTTCTGACTATATCTGTATGCAATACAAAAAAACAGGAATAACGGTTTCCGATGTGGCGAGGGTGCTTATCGGGAAAGGCGTTGACAGGAAGAAATGCAACGAGGATAAAAAAGGCTTACCGGTGATTGTCGGCGCAAGCACGATTGATGACGGAGGGCTTGAAATCTCGCGCTGGATAGAAAATCCCTCTCCAAATGCCGTCATGTCAAAATTCGGGGACATTCTTGTAAGTGCGAAGGGAACGTGCGGAAAAATCGGAATAAACAACATCGGCGATGCGGTTCTCACTGACGCGATGATAGCAGTTCGTCCCATTCTGTCGCTTGTTGATTCATATTTTCTTGTAGTCGTCATAGTCGAGGCGATAGAGCTCAAGCACATAATCCCGGATTTTACAGAGGACACAATCGGCTTTCAGAGGCGCATAAAGCCGGAGCTTATAGGCGGCATAGAATTCATTCCGCTTGACACATTCCAACAGGCGGAAAATGTTCAGACGATGAAAGCTTTGGTCAACGCGTTCAGTCCAGCTTATTCAAAAAAAAGCAAGTCCAAAAAAAACAATAAACAAGAACTTGAAAATCAAAACATGAAATCTGTTGATGAACTTCTTGATGAGATTGAGGCGGATATGAAACAAAGCAAGAAAATCTTCATAGAACTAAAGAAATCTTTGAAGGACATAGAAAACAAAGAAACAATAAATGCAATTCAGGAGGAACTGTTTTGAAAGTAGATTTTGATGTGATTGAGATTCTGAAAGGCGCGGAGACTGACGGAAACAAATTGCGGATTACACAGAGGCTTGACCGCGTGATGTACCAGAGGGTGAACAAGATCATTGCGGGGCTTGGCGGAAAATGGAGCGCAAAGGAGAAGGCTCATATCTTTGAAAAAGACATCGGGGAAATCATCGGGGAAGTCTGCGCTTCCGGAGAATTCAAGGATATAAAGTCGGACTTCCAGTTTTTTCCCACTCCGGCGGAGCTTGCAAAAAAGGTTGTTGCACTTGCGGAGATCAAGGATGGCGAGCAGTGCCTAGAGCCTAGCGCAGGAAGAGGCGGAATTGCTCAGTTTATGCCCGGTTGCGACTGCATAGAGATGAACGAGGACAATGCGGCATATCTGAAAGAGCACGGATTCAACGTTGTGCACGACGACTTCATGACGTTCGAGCCGAAAAAGGAATATGACGTGATTGTGATGAATCCACCGTTTAACAAGGGGCAGGCGGTAAGGCACGTAACAAAGGCAATTCAAATTGCGAAAAGATGCGTTGTCGCAATTACTGACATTGGAGTTACATTCAGAAATGACAAGCCTACGGTAGAATTCAGGGAGCTTGTAAAAAGCCACGGCGGAACAATCGAGCCGGTAGAAGAAGGCGCGTTCAAGGAATCTGGAACAATGGTAAAGACCTGTATTATAACTGTGCGGAAATAAAAAAAACTTCTGAAAATTCTATAAAATATCTTGAAAAACCATTGACAAAATCAAGATAACAATGTAATATAGAATCATCAGGAGGCAATTATGCAAAAGCGTAAAAAGAAAAAGCCACTGACGAATGGCGAAAAGATAGCTCTCGCAATGCTGATTTTCGACTTCATCAAGTGGCTTGTCGAACTTCTTAGGAAGTAAGACCTTGGGGGCGTCGCCCCCTTGTTTACGCTTATACTAAATAAAATTTTTAGGGATGTCAATTATGGATGAAAACAACGAAAAACAGGAAAACAAACGCCTGAATATTATTTTGATTGCAATTCTTATTGTAAGTATTCTGGATTTTATAACAACTTTGATAAAGGGATAAAAAAATGACAGAAGAAACAAAAAACTGGGGTGGAGCCCGCAAAGGCGCCGGAAGAAAGAAACTTTCAGAAGGCGGCCAGGTAAAAATCCAGATCGCTCCACAGAAAAATGAGCTGGAACTTATAGACAGCGAAGCCGAAAAAGCCGGACTAAACAGGACGCGCTTTGTTGTGGAATGCGCGAAGTTCTGGAAGGAAAACCACAAATAAAAAAAAGCCTCCTGATACTAGGGGATTTCCCACAATGGGAAATCCCCCTTTTTTTATTTAATAAAAGTATTGACAGTAAATAAAATGAATATATATTATAAACATAGGGCGTTGCCCTGTAAGAAATCTTTATTAAAAGGAGTAAGCTATGGAAAACGGCAATAAAAAAGCCCGCAAAGTGAAAAAGGCACTCTGCAAGGCTTTAGCCGAAATCCTTATAACCGTCATCAGCGCGGTAATTGCAGAAGCGATTATCAGACTGATTTTCAGTTAATGAGGGCTGGCACGGTGGCACTAAAACTGCCGTGCCTTTATTCCGTAGTTTACTTCTTAGGGGGCTTTATGTCAAACACTTTAAAGACTGTCATAAAATGTGTTGTGCGTGGAATAATCATTGCAATAGTCATCTTTGTTGCCTGGAAAATCTGGGGGTAACCAATGGAAGAAAAACGCAATAGAGGACATCAGAGAGGCGTTCCAAATCCAAACGGCGGAAGAAAGGCGACAGGATTAAAGCGTGTCAGCTTTTCTGTTTCGTGCCAGCCTGAAGAGCTGGAGGAACTAAAAAAACTTGTCGCCGCTTCCGGAAAGACCACAAGCCGTTTTTTACTGGACTTAGCTTTTAACAGATAATCATTTTTAGAGCTTGCTCAATCGGACAGGCTCTTTTTTTTCGCCAGCGACGGCCAACGACGGCCAGTTTTTTTTATTTACTCCACGCTTAAAAATTCCATTTTGACTATACTTGTAAATTTACAAAATGGAGATTTTGCAGAATGAAGCCAGATTTTAAGACAGACAAGGATGAATTAAGAAGTTTTGATTTTGAGATTCGTGCCGCCAAAGATGAGCAGAACGGCACTTTTATTGAAGGCGTTCCGATTGTTTTTGATAAAAAATGCGATATGGGATTTTTTGAGGAATACATTTCACGCGATGCGCTTTCAAAGACTGATATGAAGGACGTGCGTTTTCTTGTGAACCACAACACCGACATGACGCCTCTTGCGCGCTCAAGAAACAACAACGCAAATTCCACAATGCAAATGGAAGTCAAGGAGGACGGAATGCATATCCGCGTAAACCTTGACACAGAAAACAACACGGACGCAAAGAACCTTTATTCTGCGATCCAGCGCGGAGATGTAAGCGGAATGAGCTTTATGTTTGTTGTCCGCGGTGATAAATGGGAAAAATTAAACAGTGGTTATCCAAGAAGGACAATTACAGACATTGAAAAAATATTTGAAGTAAGTGCGGTTACTTTTCCTGCATACGAAGACACTTCGATAAAAGCCCGTTCTGTTTCTGCGCTGGAGAGCGCGCGGCAGGAGCTGGAGAGCAAGAGGGCAGAAGAACTCAAGTCGGAAGAGGCCAAAAGAGAAAATGAAGAGCGCAACCGTTCTTTGACACTTCTCGAACTTCAAACATTTTAATCAATTTTTACAGGAGATAAAAAATTATGAACAAAAAAGAAGAACGTGCAAAATTGCTTGCAGAAATGAAAGAAATGAACGAAAAAGCCGCTAGCGAAAAACGCTCATTCAGCGAAGATGAAAAAAAAGTTTTTGCAGAAAAAGAAGAGCGTTTCCGTGTATTGTCTGCCGAAATCGAGGCGGAAGAACGTGAGCAGAAACTTAACGGTTTTACCGACACTCTTCCAAAGGCCGGCGAAGACAAGCCAAAAACAGCCGAAAGAAAAGGCTTTTTCCGCACGGAAAAACGCGCTGGAGACACTTTCCTTTCCCTGGGAACTGGCGACGCTCCAGGAAGCGCTTATTCGCTTGCTCCGGAAGAGTTTGTAGAAGAAATTCTTTCAGAAGTTGAAAAGGAAGCCATTTTGTATGGCCGTGTAAGAAAAATTTCTGTAAGCGGCGCGGGAAGTCTTGGCGTTCCTTACGAAAAAGCCGACGCTTCTGCCGCCGAATGGACAAACGAAATCCCTGCGACCGAAATCACTTCCGACAAGTCTTTGGAATTCGGAAAACGCGAACTTGCGCCTACAGACCTTGTAAAGCAGTTCACCGTTACAAAGAAACTGCTTGCAACCAGCGCTTTCCCGATCGATACAATCGCAAAAGGAAAAATCATCGAAAAGCTCACAGAAGCATTTGAAAATGGAATTCTTAACGGTACCGGCGAAAACCAGCCGCTCGGAATTTTCACAAAAAGCGATGACGGCATTCCGGCATCAAGAGACGTTGCGACTGCCGGCGATTCAATTTCCGCCGATGACCTCGTAAACCTCAAGATGAAACTCCGTCCGGCATACAGAAACAAAGCCTGCTGGGTAATGAGCACAGAAATTCTCAAGGATATTATGCTGCTCAAAGACCAGAACGGCCGTTTTTTGTGGCAGCCTGCGCTTACAGAAGGACAGCCGTCGACAATTCTCGGGCTTCCGGTAATCGAAAGCGAATATGCGCCTAACGCAAAAACCGCTGGAAGCTATGTCGTTGCCCTTGGCGATTTCAGCCATTACTGGTTTGCACACTGGAAGGATATGGACATCACCGTCCTTAACGAAAAGTTTGCAGGAACAAACCAGATTGGATTCCTTGGACATACGCTTGCAGACGGACAGCCGACACTTCCGGCCGCATTTGCACGTCTTGCAATTAAAGCGTAGTTAAAAAAAAGTGCGGGGACTTTATTCAAGTTCCCGCATATTCTATTTAAGGGAGAATAAAAAAATGGCGGAAAAAAAAGAAAACCCTGCAAACAAAAAGCCTGAATTGCCAAAAGGAAAAACGCAGGAAAAAACCGAAAACCTTGAAATTCAAAAGCCCGCAACAACAAAAGAAAAAACGCAGAAAAAAACGAAAGTAAAAATCCTTGAAATGCTGCGCGGAACTTATGGCGCTTTTAATCCTGGCGAAACCGTGGAGCTTGAACCAAAAATTGCGGAAGCCTTTATAAAAGGCGGATTTGCAGAAAAAAACTAGGTTAAAAATATGGCTTACATTACAAAAGAAGAACTTGAAGATTATGTAAAAAAATATCCTGAAGAAAACTTTCTTCTTGAGCAGTACGTAAGTGCCGCCGAAGAAATGATTGAAAATTATCTGGGATATTCACCGGAAAAAAAAGAATATAAAACAGTCTGCTACGGCGATGACGGCAAACTGTTATGTCTTGAAGCGTTTCCGCTCATAGAATTAAAAGAAGTGAAAATAAACGACAACATTGTCGATTCTTCACTTTTCAGGATAAAAAAACGCAACTATCTTGAATTCAATTACGGAAAAGGCGTTTTTTGTTCCGACAGACTTTATTCACTTACATATACGGCAGGATTTGAAAAAGTTCCAGGCAAAATAAAGACCGTTGCATTGCAGCTTGCAAGCCTTATGTGGGAAAGTGAAGGAGGAAATCTTGCAGTGTCTTCTACAACGTACTCAGACAACGGAAGCCGTGTTTTTAACAATTTTAAGGCGGACAGGTTTTTGGAAGAGCTCGAAGCCTACAAAAAGGGCAGCGGAGAAGATTTTTAATGAAAGGAAACTGGATTGTAGTTGAGGCCGAAGTTGATGAAGTTGTAAAGGCTCTTTCAGAAATTTCAAAAAGCCTTACGAGCATAAAAAAACAGTCCGTCGGAATAATCGCCCGGTACGGCGTCAAGTTTATCCGCAGAAGAATAAGAGAAACTCTTCTAAACAAAAGACAGTCCACCAGGGAACTTCAAAAGTCCTATTCGTTCCGGGTAAAAAAAGACGGAAGCGAAGCGAACATTTACCCGAAAGGAGTTTCCGGCTCAAGAATTTTCCCGAAAGCCTATGTAAACAACTACGGATACGAGGGCGCGACAAAACGCAGCAAAAACTGGAGCTTTGCACCGAAAGCCTTTGTCCAGGACACCGAAAATCTTCTGGAAAAAAGAGAATTTGACACAGAACTTCAAAAGATGATTGATAAAACACTTGCCAAATACTGGAGTTAAAATGAAAAGCGCGCAAAGCTTGAAAAAATTTATCGCAAAAAACCTTGACGGTTTTTCAGAAAACAATGTGATCATTGGAAGCGTGGACCTTTCAAGATTTCCGCAAAAAAATCTCTGCGTGATTGTTCCGGAGACAATGGAAGTCGTGGAGCAGTACATTGACGGCAGTTTTGAGGCAAAGACTTCATTCACATTGTCGTTTTTGTTCCGTGGCGAAAAATATGCGGCGCTTGTTGAAAAAATGGAGACAAAGGCGGACGAAATTCAAAAACTTATTATGAACAGTCTTTCACTCGAAAGCGCGATAATTTCCGCTGAGCTTGAAAAAATCGAGTTTTACTACGACTGCGGAACAGTTGAAAACCAGGCGACAGGCCTTGATATAAAAATGACTATAACAGAAGAAAAGTAAAAAGACTTTTTTTGTCTTTACAGGAGAAAAATATGAAAGTGAATAAACTTGAAAAAGGCGAGCAGGTCAAAAAATACCATGTCGCGCTGCTTGTAAACTCAGGCACAAAAACCGCTGCTAAATGGGTTCAGATTGAAAAATCAACCGACAACACGATCACAATGAACGCAGAAACCGAAGACCGTGATTTTATTACGGACATAAATCCGACAACCATTCTGAAAAAATACAAGCCTTCAATGAGCGAGCCGATTACGCTTTACAAAGCCAATCCGGATTATGAGTTCTTCTGGAACAAGTTTTACAAGATGTCGGCTGGAGCGGCCGCAGAAAGCGAGGTTTTGGTTGTCTTTATGAACGAGGAACCGGCGGACGGAAAATATGCCGCTTGGAAATGCGACTGCATTTGTGTTTGCGACAACTTCAATCCTGTAGATTCCATTTTGACATTCTCCATTAACTTCAACGGAACAGTAAAAACCGGAACTGTTTCTGTAAACGAAAACGGAGAGCCGACATTTACAGAAGACATAAGCGCTTCCGAAACGGTGTAAATGGATTTAACAAAAAAAATATTGCCGTCCGATGTAGAAGTCGACGGCTTTTTTTATCCGGTTAAGACAGACCATTTTTATTGGTTCAATTTTGCAAGGCTCATAAAAAAAGAAGTTTCTGCCGTCGATTTTGATTTTTTGTATGAAGATGAAAAACCAGCCGACAGAGAAAAAGGCTTTGCCGCTTTGTGCGGATTTTTCGCGCCAAAAAAAGAGCTTCCGCGCGTCAACGGAATTCAGGAGAAAGAAATTGCTCTCGATTACGAAATTGATGCAGATTATATTTTTGCCGCGATTTTAGAGCAGTACGGAATAGATTTGTTTGAAAAAGGCATTCACTGGCACAAAGTCCTGGCGATGATACAAGCTCTGCACGATGTAAAGCTCACTAAAATAATTGAATACAGGCTGTATAAAAAGCCTCAAAAAAACGAAACATACGAAAGCCAGATGGAAGAATTAAAAAAGATTTGGCGGATAGAAAGCGCGGAAGAAAAAAAAGAGCGGGCAGAAGCAGAAAAAAGAGAAAAAGAGTTTTTTGCAAAGATAAGAAAATAGAATGCCAAAAGACAAAAATTTAAATATAAAAATTAAAGCGGATACAGAGAGTGCTTATTATTCGCCTGCTTCTAAAAAATCAAGCCATTCTTTTGAGATTGGCTCATCGTCTTTATTATCTGTTTTTTCGATAAATGCAAACAATATTACAAGAAATATTATACATAGAAGCGCCATAGATACACCTCCCTAATGACTATTCATCTGGAACTTCTACAGGGTCGTCTGGGTGAAGCGTATTCCATGCAATACACATATCTCTTGAGGCGCCTCTTTCTGGTTTGCCTTCATATTTATCAGGTTTTGATTCTTTTATAAAACTTATAATCAGATAAAGGGAAAAAACACCCAATAAAAACTCTACCATAAAACTACCTCCCTAATGACTATATTAGTATCAACTTTCTAATAATGCAAGGAAATTAAAATGGGACAAGACAAGAACTTAAATATAAAAATAAAAGCGGATTCAAAAGAGTTTAATAGCGGAATTGATAAAGCAACAGGTAAAGTAAATAAATTTAAACAAGAATTAAGCAAAACAAAAACAGCAAATCTTATTACATCTGTAACTGGACTTAGCAAAACCTTTTCGCTAGTTACTTCCGCCATAAAAAAAGCCGCTGCGGCAATTTCTGCAACAACAACGGCAGCATTAAAACAGGAAAAAGCAGAAATTCTTTTGAGGACTGCCGCTGAAAACAATCCTTATCTGAGTGCTAAAAATGTAAAGGCTCTCAAGGATTACGCAAGCCATTTGCAGTCAATTTCTACGGTAGGAGATGAAGAGCTTCTGCCTTTTATGGCACAACTTGCGGCCGCAGGACGCACACAGACAGAAATTCAAGACATAATGAGCGCGGCTTTAGATATTTCTGCCAGCGGCGCAATGTCGCTTGAAAGCGCGGTAAAAAACTTAAACAAGACTTTTTCGGGACTTTCCGGCGAACTTGGAGAAAGCATTCCGCAGATAAAGCAGCTTACAAAGGAACAGTTACAAAACGGCGAAGCGGTCAAAGTCATTTCAGAACAGTATAAGGGAATGAGCAAGGAAACTGCCGATAGCGTAGGTTTTATAGAAAAATTCAAAAACGCTTTTGGAGACCTGCTTGAAAGGGTCGGGGAAGTCTTTGTTCCTGCTGCAAGGATAATAGTCAATGCGTTTACGAAGATAATTGAGGCGGCAAACAAAGCCGATGATGTGCTTACTCAAAAAAATAAATTTACGGAAGCGACTGGACTTGAACTTGAAGAAGATATAACAAAAAAGACGATTGAAACTCTTAAACAGAGAAATGAAGCAAAACGAAAAGCAATTGAAGAAAGCATAAAAATCTACGAAAAAAACATCGAAAAGGCAAAAAAGAAGAGAGGCTCAGAAGATTATGTAAGCGAACAGCAAAACATCATAAAATCCCTTAGGGAAGAACTGAAAAAAAATGATGATGAGCTTATTGCAAAAGAAAATGAACTCCTTAAAGTTCAGGAAGAAATAAATCAGAAAAAACAAAAAGCTCTTGCACTGAAAAATGCTGAAAAGCAGGATGACGAAGCTAAAAAAGCAAAAGACGCATTTGACAAAACGATTGCAGACTTTGAAAAAGAGATAAAATACCGTCGTCAGACAGGGGAAGTTATTTCTAAAGAACAGGAAAAACAGGAACGGCTTAACCAGCTCATCTCTTCTTATATAAATATGCGGAAAAACGCGGCGGGAATTACTGACGATGACGAAAAGGTTGTTAGTATTTTAAAAGAAATAAAAACACTGACAGATGACTTGAATATTTCCATCTCCGAAATCCCCGAAATGCCTGTTCTCGACAAGCTTTCGGACAAAGAGCAGATTGAAGCGCTTGAAGGCTACGTGCAGATTCTTTTAAGCCTTAAAGATAATCTTGAGGAAAATTCCGACGCCTGGAACAAACTTGAAGAATCAATTAAAGGAGTTATCGGACAGATTGAGCTTCTCAAAAACAAGGCCGACGGCTGGGACGCAATGAGCAGTTTTGAAAAAATAGGCTATGTCCAGGAAAAGTTTTCTGAACTTGCGGACGGCATAAACTCCGCTCTCTCACTTGTAAGCGAGACTTTGGACAACCAGACGTCGGCGGACGTCCAGAATCTTGAGAACGCCTACAACAAAGGGCTTATAAGCGAGGAAGAATATTATTCAAAAAAAGAAAAGATTGAAAAAGACAGCGCAAAGAAAAAATATAAGGTTCAAATGGCGGAATGGGCGCTGAACCTTTTGCAGACACAATCAGCGGCAGCCCTTGCCATTGCGAACAGCTTAAAGGACGGCGGACCGCTCGGAATGATAAACGCCGCAATCATGGGAGTTGCAACCGCCGCACAACTTGCCGCTCAGATTGCGGCAAAGCCTGTTCCGCCTTCGTTTGCTTCCGGCGGTATTGTTCCGGGAACTTCTTATAGCGGCGACAATGTCCAGGCAAATGTAAACTCCGGCGAGATGATTTTGAACGCAAGACAGCAGCGCGCGCTCTGGGAAACAGCGAACGGAAACACAAAATCGGGCGGAGTTATTTTCAATATAAAAGTGAATAACGAGGCGGCAGACGTCGCAAGCGCGGGCGTCACGTCGAACAGCGACGGATTTACGGTTGCAATTAAAAAAATTGTCAGTGACGCAATGGCGAACGGAGAAATGAACGATAGTTTTCAGGTAATGAAAGCGAACATCTACGGACGGAGGATTACAAACTGATGAAAAACTGGCCAGACAAGGTAAACAAAAAAGCGTACGGACTTGAAACTTCTTTCGGCAAAAACTACACGGAAGTCTCTTTTGAAGCCGGAACAAAAAGAAGAATACTCAACGACCTGAAAGCCCGCAAAAAATACACTTTTAAAATCGATATGGCGGACGAGCCGAAAAACCAGGCGAGCGAATACAAAGTCTTTATGAACTGGTTTGACAACACAATTCACGGAGGAGCGGAAAGTTTTTCGTTCATAGATTTTGAAAATGTCGAGAACGAAAAAGAATACTTTTTTGCAGAATTGCCGTCATCAAGCGGGCAGGACATAAAAACCGTTTCTTTTTCATTGGAGGAAGTATGACAAATTCAGAGCTTTTCGAGCTTCTCACAAGTAAATCAGGCGGTTTTTCTCTTCCGGTGCTGATCACGCTCACAGACGGAAAAACGGAATTAAATTACGTGAATGCAAGAAACAACATAGTTTTTAACGGCAAGACGTACAAGACGGAAGTCTTTCAGTTTTCTGCAAATGCGGACGTGCTCGGTTTTTTTGGAGGCGGAACTTTAGAAATTGCGCGGACGATCGATGTGGTTTCTCTTCTGGAGCAAAACGACACAATCACAATAAAAATAAACGGCGTGCTTTATAACGGCGAGGTTGTCGAGCTTTACGGCTACACTTCAAGATACTGCAAGGCGGTTTTTGAAAAATCAACCGTAAAAATCACAATGGAAAAAGACGACAGATTATCGATGACTTTTCCTGCGACAGTGTTCACGGCGGCAAACAACCAGGGCAACGCATAAGATGACTATAAAGGCATGGAAGAAATTAAATACGATGATTTGCTTTGCGTGCCTTTTAAAAAGGGCGGACGCTCAAAAGACGGCCTGGACTGTTACGGACTTTGCATAGAGCTTTGCAGGCGATGCGGAAAAACACTCCCGGACTTTGCGACCTTTTGCACGATAAGTCCAAAAAACGACACTCAAAAACGAAAAGAATTCAATCATTACGTTAAAGAAATCCCGCAGGCAAAAAAACACGCGCTTGTCGAATACTTGAATGACGACGGCGAAATACACATCGGTTTTTTGCTTGACGAAAAAACTTATATTCACGCGACAAATTGCGGGGTCCGCATAACTCCGCTGTTCGCCTTAAAAAATCCAAAATTCTACGAGGTTGTAAAATGAAAGCTTTAGTCTACCGCGATTTTTCAGAAAGCTATAAGATAAAAGAAATCGGAACCGGAAAAATAAAAGATGTTCTTTCAGAATATCCAGAAGATAAATATGCGGTTTTAGTAAACGGTGCAAGACAAAACCGCGATTTTGAAATAAAAGAAGGAGACGCGGTTATTGTCCGCGCAATTCCGCACGCAATCGGCATTGCAATCGCGTCTTTGGTTGTTGCCGGAGTTTCGGCAATCGTTGGCGGAGTTACGGCATATAAGGCAAAAAAACAGGCTCAGCGCGCAAAAGAAGAAGCGGACAGAATTGCCGATTCAATGAAAAACTCAGGCGGAAGCGTGGATTCAGACCCGACAATGCCCGGAGCGTCAAACACAGTCGCGACAGGAAAAACACAGCCTTTTGTAATGGGACGCAGGCTTTGGACACCGTATTTTCTTACGGCGGAATGGGACAATTTGCGCGGTTCATACTGGCAGGAGGCGGTTGACTCTTATTTCAATGCAAAAATCACTTTGACGGTAACTCAGGACTATGACGATGAAGGATACAATGACGGATATTTTTATGAATTAAATCTTGAATTTCTTTCGGACTGGGACGGCGGACACGATGTAAACGTAATGTACGGCTCTCATTACGACAATTTCGAATTCACCATAAAAAAAGGCGAAAAATATTCAAAAGGACAGACAATAAACGCGCGTTTTTGGGACAGCTGGAACAGAGAAAGAACAGACCTCCGCATAAACGGCAAAAAATATTATTTTAGCGATTTGGATTTTTGTCAGGAAAAAACAACAAGTTCAATTACCGCAAGTTTAACAATCACAGCACAGGCGCATTATGAAAAAGACAATACAGAATACAATTACCGCGTCTTGCAGGCAGGCTTTGCAGACCAGGCGATTGAAGAAATCCGTGCGGACGATGAGGTTTTAATCAAGTTTAATCCGCCTGTAACAAGCGCGGACTCCTTTTTGTCATCAACCTTGTTTCAGGACAGCAGGCTGGAAATCCGCGAAAACGGAGAGGCTTTTAAAAACGAAAACTTCAATTTCAAAATGGACGTCCAGGAAGTTGGAACAGAATTAAAACTTTCAGATGATGAAAGTTATTCCGATCTTGAATACACGGTTCCTGTAAATACAAAGTCGATTTACATTCCGCTTGAATTTCCATCAGGACTTTACACGATAAACGACAACGGAAGCCGCTCAAGCCGGAAAATAGAAACTCTTGTCCAGTATTCAACCGACGGTGGCGCAGCTTACAAAAATTTGCAGACGCAGTTCGGCAGAAACGGCGCAATCGAGGACAACAACCGTTCAGACCTTTATTTTGTCCTTGAGCATACATTTACGGATTCAGAAATCCTTAACGCGGTCAAAAACGGACAGCCGATAAAAATAAAAATTTCCTGTCTTACTCCAAAAACAGAAAAAGGAAACACCTGCGACACAATGCAGATTGTAAAAATCCGCTCGCGTCTTATTGATGAAAAAAAAGCGCGTACCAAAAATCTTGTCGAGTACGCGCCTCTTCTCGACAAAAAAATCGACGATTTAAGCGTAAAAATCGGACTTTGCCTTAAGGCTACGGCGACAAACAAGGACAAGGCAGGCAAGATTCAGATTGTAACCTGCGGAATGGCGCGGATTTGGAGCAAAAACTCAAGAGTTTGGAGCACAGAAAAAAAAGCGACAAGAAACCCTGCGTCCTGGCTTTTGGAAGTGCTCACAAGCAAAACGCATCCGGCCTCAAAGTTAAGCGATGAAGAAATCGACCTCGAAAGTTTCGGCGACCTGTACGAATATTGCGAAAAAAATGCGCTCAATATCGACCTCGTGATTTCAACAGGCGACATAAAAGAGAATATACTCAAGAAAATTCTTGAAACGGCAAATGCAGGCCTTTACCGTTCAATTTATGGAAAACTCGCAGTCGCAGTAGACGACAAAAAAACAAACGCCGTCGCAATCCTTAACCAGCAGAATTTAATCAGTTTTTCAGCGGAGAAAAGTCTTGCAAGAAACGTTGACGGCTACCGCGTAACATTTACAGAAAGCCAGTTCTGGAAAGAAGACACGCAGGTTTTTATGCGCGACGGTTCGGACTATGCGGATGCTCCGGCAGATGTGCAGATTGAAGAACTCAAAATTGACAGTTTTACGGCGGACAGTTCAAGCGGAAACTTTTCGCAAGTCTACAAAACTATAAGGCGGAAAATCAATGCGGACATTTTGCGCGCGCATACATATTCGCTTGAAATCGGCAAGGAAGGCTATTTTTTTCCGCTTTTCTCAAAAATCAAAATTCAGCACCCGGCTCTTTATACAGGGCTTGGAAGCTCGGTAATAAAGCGGATAATCGTTTCTGGCCAAAAAATTACGGCTCTTGAGCTTTATTCGCCAGTTCAATACTCAAAAGACGCGCGTTACGGGGCGGTAATCCAGTGCGTAAACAAAAATTATTCAAGAATATTAAACGTTGAATACACAGCGGAAAACGAGGAAAGTACGGTCATAAATCTCGTAAGTCCAATTTCTGTTTCTGCGGAAACTGTTCCGTCCCAGGATAATATCCTTTCTTTTGGAACCCTTTCTTCTGACGGCTCGTTCAAGACAATTACAAACGAGATGACAATAACGGAGATAAAGCCGACATCAAACGGCTACAGGCTCACAGGCGTTGACTACTCGGACGCTCTTTTTGAGTATGGCGCAATTCCCCGCTATGAGTGCAACCTCTCAAAGCCTCGCGGCAGTCTTGGTTCCCAGCCAATAACAAACGACGACCTCTTAAAAAAGACAGAAGAAATAAAGACTGAGCTTGAAAGCCTCGTTTCTTTTGACGTGATCAATTCGGCGCAGCCTCCGGCAGATGTCTTTTCTTGCCGTGGAATTGCGGAAAAGGACGGAATAAACCTTTCTGCTGTTGCCGGCGGAAGCACAATCTTTGACAACGTAAAAAACTTTGTATTCCAGATTTCGCGCGATGCCGGAAAGAACTGGCAGGATGTTGAAGGAGAATATTATTCTTTTGACCGCTCAAAAGACGGCTATCCGGAAAAAAGCGCCTTTATAAATTACCAGATACGCGCAAAGGCTAAAAACTCGTATAACGTTCTTTCAAAAAATTGGAAAGAGGGAAGTGTTTCAGCCTCATCAAATTACAAGACGTGGATTTTGTCCGCTCCAAAAGTCTCCGCAAAAGCGTACGAAGGAAGAATTGAAATTTCTTTGAACGATGAAATAAACGCGAATGTCTGGGGATTCAAGAACTATTCATTAAGCTACACGGACGCTGACGGAAAATGCAATAATGCGCTTGTAAAAAAAGACGACTGGACTTATACGCTTTCGATTGCGGGGCTTTATCTTGAAAAAACGGACATTCAAAAAATCACGTTCACCGCAAAGGTAAAAACAGAAGCCGATGTAAAATCATCACAATGCGCCGCGGATACAGACGGATATTTGACTTATATTCCTTCCGTGCCAAAAATTGCGCTGAGCGTAAGCGGAAGAAGCGTGGCGCTTTCGTTTTCGCACAAAGAATTTTATGAATTTTCAGGCTATGCGGTGCAAATCTCAAAGGACGGCAAAACCTGGTATTCATACGGCGAGGACGACTACGAGCGCGACAACGAAAATAAATGGCAGGGAAAAGCTGACGAAGCGACACAGATTTCAGGAAGCTACAAGGCGTTTTTCCTTTCTCTTGAAGGCGAAACACAAAACACGCCGGCAAACACAATTTATTATTTCCGCGGAATAACACACGGCGCGACAGACGGCAATGTAAAAAAATCAAGCGAATGGACTGAAAAAAATCTTGTAATAGCAACGGCAACGCTCGCACGGGACATTGTGGCGAACGCAATCACAAACAACAAGCTTGCGGAAGGCGCGGTTACGAAGGACAAGATAGCGGCGGGAACAATCACCGCCAAAGAGCTTTTTGCCGGAAACCTTGCTGCCGGCGGAGCGTCGTTCGGAAGAATCACTGCCGGCGGAACCGGAATCTCAGGCGACGCAAACAACTTCTGGGACCTGGAGCATAACGAGTTCCGCGTAGGAAACAATATTGACCTTGAAAACACAGAAACAGGACTTCCGAAGGCGGACAATAACAACGCGTGGTACTTCCATTATAAGCAGGAATTCGGCCTTGCCCTGTCGCTTGCGAAATTTGTCGTAACCTCCATAGCGTCAATCATAAAGGGCGTGTTCAAGATACAGACTAACAAGGGCGAAGACTTCGTGAAAGTGAACCCGGAGAGCACGGAGCAAAGCGACATAGCCGCAAAGACTTTCAATGTGGACGGCACAATAAACGCGACCAACGTAAAAGCCACGGCGACCCTGAAAGCCAACAGCATAACAAGCGACACACAGATAACGGCAAAGAGCGACATAACCGCAGGAGGCGGCGTAACGGCACAAACATTATCTGTAAATGATAACGCTACAATCAATGGACAGCTTTTCGTTAAAGAAGGCTCTACAAACGGCGGTACTGTCTCCATTGGAAGAGAAGACGGCAATGTTACAATCGGCGACACCGCTAACGAAAATTTAGGATATACAATAATCAACAACGACTGCAGAATGCTACAGTCGCTGAAAGTAAACGATGGATTGTTTGCCAACGATATAACGGCTAATAACAGCATAACCTCCAGAGGCAGCATAACGGCAAATGAGTTTAAAGTCGGCAACGAACATCAATCCATAGAGTATCGCTCAAAAAGTTTTAATGGCTTTAAAATGCACGAAGTCCAAACTAACGCCTTGTATATTGAAGGAAGGGAAGCAACTACAGGAGATTCTGGCGGACTTGCAATAACGAATGACAGCGTTACTGTTTTTGGAGCAGGAGATACAAACGGAGTTTTCCGTGTCGTAAATGAAGACAAAGCTGGAGATGGAAGCGCAACCGCACCTGCCATTTTTAATATCTTTAAAAACGGGCAGGTTACAATGACAGACCGGCTTACAGCGCCGTCCGCGACTATAGGCGGCAGACCGGCCATAACCGGCATGACAAGCACGGACTCAAACGGAAACCTTATTCTGAACCTGTACACGAACTAAAAAAGAGCGCGGCAAACAATGAAAAGCCGCGTTTTTTTTATACAAAACACTTGACAAGTAGTGTATAACGATATATATTTAATATATCAAAACAAAAAAGGAGGCGTCAATGGCTGATAAAAAAGAAAAGCCGACTTGGTTAGACATCGTGAACATGCTAATCAACTTCGGCATCTTGCTTGTGGCAATGTTGGCTTTGATATTCAAGTAATATCAAAAGTAACCAAAAGACAGATAAGGCTAGCACCCTTATCTGTCTTTTCAATCTAAATGATTTTATAAGGATTGTCAAATGATAACAAAAAAAACGGTCAATTTTCTTTCCACTGTTTTCCGGCTGATAGCGCTGGTACTTTTTATTGTTTTTTTAATCATAAAATAAGGAGCGGTAAAAATGACAACAAAGGAAGTGTCTGAAAAATACGGCGTCTGCATTGCCGCCGTCGCGCGCTGGGCAAAAAACAACGGCGTGGGGAGAGGCGAGCCTGTAAACGGCATTATGCCTTTCAACTGGACGGAGGACGACTGCAGGCGGTTTGAGTGCCGCCGCGCTCCGGGCCGGAGAAAAGACAGACCGAAAAAGCAGCAGTAACGCAGAATCCCCGGAGCAAATCCGGGGATTTTTTCTTATTATCTGTTTTTTACCAAGTCAATTATAAACTGGCTTACAGTTTTGTTTTGCTCTTTCGCCTTTATGCCTCTTTATGCAAATTCTTCTTTTTTATTAACAATTTTTTTTAAGGCATCCTGAAGAACCTGCGAAAAGTTAATTCCCATATTTTCAGCTTTTCTATTCAGCCATGCAGGAATTGTGCAGTTTTTTTTGACAGCCTTGTTGTCTACTGTTTTTCGCCATTCATCGGTATCAGCAAGAACAAGAGAAACTATTCCTTCTGTCTTGATGTCCTCCAGCCTTGACGGTGCTGGGACAGTTTTCTTTTCATCCTCATAGTCGGCAAGCGTCATCGCAATGACATCTTCCGCCATAAAAATAGCGTCTGCCATGTCATCTCCACAAGTAAAAGTTCCAGGAATATCCGGAACAGAAACATTGTAACCGCCTTCCTCCGCCTCTTCAAAAATCACAGGATAAACGTATTTCATAAAGACCTCCATAAGATAAGGCGGGGAATCGCCCCGCCGCCGATTTAGGAAAGTCCGGCTTCTTTTAAGATTTTAAGGGCTGTTCCTTTTGGAATGTCGCCCTTATGCCGCGGAATAGGAATTTTCTTTTTGCCGTCCGGCGAGACCGCCTGCTCATGGTTTGCACCTTGAATAAACGACCAGCCGGCCTTTCTGAACTTCCGCTCAAGTTCAAGTCTTGTCATTCCGTCCTCCGTGATTATTATATTATACGTATTTATGCGTATTGTCAATAATTTTTCAAAAGAAACTTATAAAGAATTGACTATACTTATATGGCTGACCATTGGGTATTCGACAAGACGACAAACATTAACGGTTCCGCAGTTTCCGGGCTGACCTTAAACAGCAAGGGGTTTGACGAGCTTTATTATAACGGAACTCATATAGCGCATTTTGCAAAAGATGTTTCTGTAGCAATAAACAGAGGCTGCTTTAAGTATATCGGCAGATATTCAACAACATCTGAAAGCCATGATAGCTGCGGCAATTTTGAGTTTTATGAAAGAGACTATTATGTAAAAATCCAGGCATATACCCGGATATATGTTGATCAAAGTTCAGCCAGCCCCGGAAGACGGATAAAAAAACTTCAATGGGGAAAATGGTATTCTGACAGCAATAACTATGCCCAATTTTTTTCAGGAGACATAGAAAATCCGCAAGGACCATATCTAATTCCAAATCTAGTTTTAGATATTCTTATAGACAGCGAAACAGACAACAATGGCTTTCCCCCGGAAAACTGGGACAATAAGCCAAGCTCTATAACAATCTCCAACAAGTCAAAGGCGGAGGGAACAGTATATTTTACAGACGGAACAAGTATTTCCGGGAGCAACGGACATCATACGAAATGGACTAAACATAACGGCTTTCTTCTGAACGGAACGCTATGGGTCGGAGAGAACACTTGGACAGCATCAGCGACAAAATAGGAGGCATGATAAAAATGCGGTTAAAATCACTTTCATTAAATACGGACTACGATGCAACTGTAAAATGGCGGATGACAGACATCTGCAACTATTCGTGTTCATACTGCGTCCGCGCAAAAACATTGGAAGAATACGATGCGCAAAAAATCAATGCGGAAAATGAAGAGTTGAAAAGCGTCGCGCAAAAAATCAATGCGCTTTTAGAAAAAAGCGATTTTAAAAACATAAAAATTGATCTTATCGGTGGAGAAGTTACGCTTCTTAATCTTCCGTTGATTCTAGATGCAATTTCGACTGAAAAAGTAAAAGAATATAATATTACGACAAACTTTTCTCAATCGGCAGAATATTACATACAGCTTGCAAAAAAAATTCCGCTTTCAATGACGGCAAGCCTTCACGAACAAAACACTGATTTGAACGTTTTTTTTGAAAAAGCAAAGGCTATAAAAGAAGCCGGAGTTTTAAAAGATTTTAAATGTGAAGCCGTTTCTTGCGCTGACAATCAGGACATAATAAAAATTTTTGAGGAAAAATGCAAAGAAAACGGCCTGGAGTATATTATTGACCGTGATAAAAACAGCATTGAAAAAACGCAGAGTATTTCTTCCCTGCGGGAAAAAAATCTTTATATTGCAGAATTTACGGACGGAACAAAAAAAGAATTTTCCTCAAAGGCCGCGCTGTTAGAAACTTTTATCGACACAAGATTTTGCAAAGGAAGAAGAGTAAACACAAAAGGGCTTATATGCACTTTTTCTTATAATTTTATTTATATTGAAAAGGGAACTGTTTTAGGCCGGACAAAAGAAGATTTGAGATGCTGTAATAGAATTCCGATTGATAAATTTGAAATTTTTCCGCCGGCAAAATGCCAGATAGACTATTGCTCCTTATGCGGCTTTTTCAGCCTGTACGCTCCGGAAGATGAGGAATTGGAAGAGCCACGCGAGATATTAACCATAGACGAAACCGATGCAGATGCGGAAAGTGATGAAGTCGTTGAGGAATGCGCCTTGAAAAGCCAATAAAACCCTTGCCATTTATCAAAAAAGAGTTGACAAGTAAACAGATTTATAGTATTATAAAAACATCAGGGGAAACTTCCCGATAAGGAGTGTGAAAAGTGAGATGCTGAAAAAAGAAAAGCTGCTAAATGCCTTAGCAAAACTGATTACCGCAGTTGCAATGCTAATATCGGCAATAGCAGCGCTTATTAACGCGCTTAAATAGCGCAAGGTTTGGCGGATAAACACCGCCCACCTTTATTCAGTCTAAGTTTTTTTTATATCAAAGTCAACAATTTTTTAAGGAGGCAACGTATGTATTTTCTTATAATCGGGTTTTTGGTTATTCTGGCAAATCTTTCGCTGATATTTTTTAAAAATGTCTTTCTTGCGGGCTTTTTAATCTTGCTTGCAGGCGCCATTTTTTTAAGGAGGCACAAAAATGGAAAATGAGGCAAAAGCCCGTGCGCCGCGCTCCCGTGAGCGGGGAAAGGGAAAAAATAACAAGGGTACAACACGCGTGCTTTTTCAGGTAAGTTGCCAGCCAGAAGAGCGTGAGCAGATAAAAGAACTTGCAGAAAAAGCCGGCAAAACAACAAGCAAATTTTTGGTGGACTTAGCGCTTGGGAGAAGCTAGAAATCATAAAAAAAATGTCACACTGACCCTCTGCTTTTTTTTATTCAGCTATTAAATGTGACATAAATTTGTAACATTTTTATGTCACATTTTATGTCACACTTGGCGGTTTATAAAAAATTGATTTGACGGCTTGTTTTTAGTAATTTTATATGTTATAAAGAATTAACATTTGTGTTATGCGCATTTTGTAGCTCAGTTGGATTAGAGCATCTGCCTTCTAAGCAGAGGGTCGCGTGTTCGAATCACGCCAGTCTCAAAAAGCGTGTAATTCGTTGTGTAGAACGGGATTGCGCGCTTTTTTTTTATTTAAATCTGACTAGGAAAAATGCCTTTTTTTACTGCAAAAATGCGTGTGTGACATGAATTTGTAACATAAAAAAAGGGGTTTCTTTATGTCATCAAAACCATTTTCTTTTCTTCTCAGAAACGGCATTTATTACGTCCGTTTTAAAAATGAGCTTACCGGCAATTATATTTCTGCAAAATCTACACGGACAGGCGACAAAAAAGAGGCTGAGCGGATTGCCTGGAAATGGCTTTTAGATAAAAAAAGTGAGCGCTTAAAAATCGAAAACAAAAAACTTAACGAGCTTGTGCGCAGCGCGGATTTAAGCGACAATTTAATAGATTACGTGATTTGCGAGGCTAAAAAACGCGGAATTGTTAAAAGCGTTGTAAAGCAGGGCGAAAAAGGAAATATAAACGCTTTTTTATATTGCCTTGATTTTTGGGATTTTGAAAAATCGCCATATATCCGCCAGAAAATCAGAATGGAACAAAAGCTCACAAAAAAACATTGCGAAGCGCAAAAAACAAACATAAAAAAGCACTTTGAGCAATTCTTAAAAAATAAACTTCTGGGCGAAATCACAAGAGGCGATATTGAAAAACTTTTTGACGAAATCGGACTTTTAAAACTTTCAGGACATTCAAAAAACTACATTATGCGCTCGCTTTTGGTTCCTCTAAAATTTGCGTATTTTCACGAAATAATTCCGACAGACCTTTTTTCCGGCTGGATTTTTTTCAGTGAAAAATATAAAAAACGGCAGATTCTTAGTCCTGAGCAAATGCAGGCGCTTTTTGCCGTTGAATGGGGAAATCCAAAAGCAAAACTTGCGGCAATTCTTTCTTCAGTTACGGGGCTGCGTCTTGGCGAAATCCTGGGACTTCAAAAAGGAGATTTGGGCAAAGGCAGAATTTACTTAAAACATTCCTGGAGCGAAAAGGACGGACTGAAAACCACAAAAAACGGAGAAGAAAGAGAAATCATAGTTCCGTTTATGTGGATTATCGACGCATTGTTAAATCTTGCCGAACAAAACCCTTACAAACCGACAATGGACGCATTTGTATTCTGGGGAAGCTCAGAAAACAAGCCGCTTGATCATAAAATATTCAACAAGTTTTTTAAACGTGCGCTGATTAACTGCGGTTTTTCAGAAGAAGAAAGCAGACAATATTGCTTTCATTCTTTGCGGCATTTCTTTACTACAAATATGTACGGAAAAATCAACGACACAACGCTGCAACGTCAGACAGGACACAAAACACATTCAATGCTTCTGCACTATGCGGACCACGAAACCGAAACCGAAAACAGCAGGCTTTGCGCCTTGCAGAGGAATACGTTTTTTTATCTGCAAAATGCAAACTATTTCTAGCCGTTTCCGCGCAAAGTCTTGATGAAATTATCTGCCTCATCTTCCTGTTTCGGTTGAATTTTAATCTTGGCGCGCGAAGCAGGAGTTACGCCGTATTTTTCCATTGTCTTTTTGTAAATGTCCATGCTTTCGTTATATTTTTGGATTAAATCGACGTCTTTAAACTTGTTGAGCTGCGCCCAGTATTCTGCGATTGAATTGAATTTTGAAAGCACGGCATTGAGGCAGTCTTGCGCCGCTCCGTAGGCAATAAAAGCGTCTGTTAAAGTTGGAATGTCAACGGCGGTTACAAGTCCGTTTTTCTGGAGAACAGGAACAATTTCAAGCCACTTTTCTTTCGCGTCGTGATTAAGCCCGTCCGGGACACTCACTTCTTCCAGCGCGTCAAGGCTAACACCGCGGTTTGCGTGTCTGTCTTTTCTATAGGTTCCGTCTTTAATGTGTTCTTCTGTAGTTTTGATAGGTCGTCCCATACTTGTATAGTCAGTATGGGCTTTATTTTTTTAAAGCGTCAATTACGGTTTTAAAAGATTTGTCTATGTCGTTCTGAAGCATGCTGAGAGTTTGCAGGATAAAAGAATTATCGGTTTTGGCCTGAGCTTTTTCAGGCTCTTTTTTTTGACAGCCTGTAATCAGATACTCCACATCGACATTCAGGTATTTTGCAATCTTTACACAGACATCGCCAGACGGAATAGTTCCGCGTTTTTTCCAGACACTAATACTTGTTGAATCAATTTCTACTGCCTCACATAAAGCTGACCTTTTTAAGTTTTTTTCTTTCAAAAGCAAGTCAATTCTTTCTACAAAATCCATAGGGTGCCTCCTGCTTTAATTGTCGAAAAAAAAATTGACAAATGTAATGTTTTTTTCTTGACAG